AAAAAAGAATATGGCCGTCGCTGCAGATACACTGGAATTGAACTTACTACAAAACGATCAATGGGAGAAGGACGGAAACCAACCACACCTACTAATATATCCATTGATCGTGTAGATCCAAGACGTCCTTATGAAGAAAAAAATATTGTCTTTTGTACATGGGAATTTAATAACAGAAAAAATAGCATCACACCTGATGATTGTAAACGAATACTGGAAGTATATGAGGAACTGCATGCCAGAAGTTAACATTATACTAGGGCCTCCAGGTACAGGTAAGACGGAGAATTTACTGCGGATAGTGGACCGGGAACTAAAAAAGGGCACTGCTCCTAACAGAATTGCTTTTGTCAGTTTTACTAATAAAGCAACAGATGAGGCACGAGAAAGAGCTAAGGATAAATTTAATCTGACCGACAATGATTTTCCTTACTTCAGTACGCTTCATGCTTTTGGTAAAAGACAGCTTGGCATGAGTAAATCAGAAGTAATGGATGGAAAAGACTATAGGGAGTTCGCTGATAGTTATGGTGTAGAATTAAAAAGGATAAGCATTGACTGGGAGGGAAATGGTATTATTACCACAGACAATAAATATTTAAAGGATATAACTAAATCAAGAATGCAAGGATTAGAGTTAGATGATTATTATAACAAAGCTAATTTGGAGTATCCATGGCATGAATTTTTATGGGCTCAACAATCTTTGGAGAAATATAAGCAACAAACTGGAAAATGTGATTTCACTGACATGCTATCACAGTATGTAGAATTTGGTCCTACTCCTCCATTAGATGTAGTTATTGTTGATGAAGCACAAGATCTTACTAAATTACAATGGGATATGTGCATGAAAATGTGGAAGGATGCTAAGAGAGTTTACGTAAGCGGCGACGATGATCAGGCTATTTTTAGGTGGGCAGGAGCTGATATAGAACACCTTATAAATCTTAAAGGAAAACAAAGTGTTTTAAAACAATCTCATAGATGCCCAGTAGAAGTTCACAAAATAGCACATGAGATAGTTACAAGAATTAAAGATAGAAGAGAAAAAGAATGGAATCCACGTGATGAAAAAGGATATGTTAATTTTCACTCTTATCCTGGTAGTGTGGACGTAAGTGAGGGAAACTGGCTTATACTTGCGGCATGTAAATACATGTTAAATGATTTTGAAGAAGATTTACGATATAGAGGACTACCCTACACCAAATATGGTAAGCATCCAGTTAGTGAAGATCTACTTAGAGGAGTAGAAGCATGGAATAGGTTGAATGAAGATGAGGATATATCCTATAATGATGTGGATGCTATTTACTCAAACCTAAAGAGTGGAGTTGGAGTTTCAAGAGGTTATAAAAATCTTCAAACCCTAGAAGAAGGGAAATCATACAACGTAGAGGAACTAGTAATGCATCATGGATTGCTTAATACAGGTGTTCCATGGGATGTAGCTTTCACTACAGTAGGGGATCATGACAAGTCTTACATAAGGTCTATGGAAAAGCATGGTGGTTTAAGGGCCGATGCAAAAATAAATTTGAGCACTATACACATGGCTAAGGGTGGAGAGTGTGATAATGTTGCGCTCATGACAGATTTGTCAAGAGCTAATAGAGACGAGATGGAAATTAATTCCGACGATACAAACAGAGTTTTTTATGTAGGTGTTACGCGTGCAAAAAAAGCTCTACATATAGTACAAGCAGACTATGGGGGATTTATAATATGAATAAAGAAGAAATATTAAAGAAAGCTGCTGAGTTAGTCAGCACTAAAAGGGAATCTAGCCATGGAGATGCATTTAAAAATCATTCACAGATAGCCGATTTATGGAGTGTGTTCCTTGATGACAAACTAAAAATAATGAAGGAAATAACGCCGGGTGACGTAGCAGTCATGATGTGTTTATTAAAGATTTCGCGCTCCACCATGGGCGATTTTAACATAGATGATTTTGTCGATGGTGCGGCATACATGGCAATAGCAGGAGAAATGAATGACGTATGATCTATTTAATCAAAATGCAATAAAATCAGAGTGGGTACATCCTACTGAATTTCCTTCCATGAAAGGAAAAAAAGTAGTGGCAATAGATTTAGAGACTTGTGATACAGACCTGAAGAAAATGGGCCCAGGATGGCCTAAACAAATTGGATCTGTAATAGGCATTGCCATATCTAGTGGTGATTTTACAGCATACTACCCAATAGCACATGAAGGTGGGGGAAATATGGATAAAAAACCTATCATAAAATATATAAAAAGTGTTTGTGAAGATGAATCTATACAAAAAGTATTTCACAATGCTCAGTATGATATTGGATGGTTAAGCGTTCTAGGTATTGAAGTTAAAGGATATATTCACGATACTATGATTGCTGCTGCACTTCTTGATGAAAATAGATTTTCTTACACTTTAAATAGTATTGTTAGTGAATTTTTAGGAGGGTTTAAAGACGAAAGAGTTCTTAAAGCTAAAGCTGAGGAACTAGGAGTAGACCCTAAAGCTGAAATGTATAAACTTCCAGCTGAATTTGTTGGAGAATATGCAGAAGCAGATGCTAGATTAACATGGCGTTTGCACGAACGTTTAATAACAGAGATAGAGAAAGAAGAACTTACTAAAGTATATGATATAGAATGTCGTCTTATCCGTGTTATTTTTAATATGACTAGACGTGGAGTACGGGTAGACATGGATAGAGCTCTTGGGCTTAAAAGAAAGTTACTTAATAAAGAAAGACAATACTTGAGAAGAATAAGAGACATTACAGGATTAAATGTACAGGTGTGGGCCGCTCGTTCTGTTGCTGCAGCCTTTGACAGTGCTAATATAGAATATCCTCATACTGAGCTAGGTGCTCCAAGCTTCACACAAACATTCCTTGAGACACACTCCCATGAATTGCCAAGAATGATCACTAAAGCAAGAGTTTTAAATAAATTACAAGGAACTTTCATTGATGGTATTGCAAGATATATTCACAAAGGAAGATTACACGCGCACATAAACCAGATAAGAGGGGATGCAGGAGGATTTGTAGGGGGCACTGTAACAGGTAGATTTTCCATGTATGCTCCTAATTTACAACAAATGCCCATAAGAAATGAATTTGGATCAGAGTTAAGAAAAATATTTATCCCGGAAGAGGGAGAAGATTGGCTTTCAGCTGACTATTCCCAACAGGAGCCTAGAATATTGACTCACTTCGCAATTTTAAATAAGAACGAAGGAGCAACAGATGTTAAAGCTGCTTTTGTTAAGGGACTTGACTTCCACAAACAAACCGCTGAGATGGCTGGAATACCTAGAAGATTGGCAAAGACGATTGGGCTTGGAGTTATGTATGGAATGGGTTATAAAAAACTAGCAGTAGATCTAGACATTAGCCCAAAAGAAGCTAAAGAAATGCTAACCCAATTTAGGGAAAAGGTTCCTTTTATGCAGGGAATGCTAGAAGCGGTAATGCATAGGGCTAATCAAGTAGGATCTATACGAACTTATCTTGGAAGAAGATGTCAGTTTAATCTATGGGAACCTAATTGGTTTGAGATGGACCCTGTTACAAAACAACCAGTGTTCCATAAGGCTCTAGCCCATACGGCAGCTGCTATTAAATGGGGTGGTTCTATTAAAAGAGCTGGTACTTATAAGGCTTTAAATAGATTAATTCAGGGCACTGCTGCTGATCAAACTAAAAAGGCTATGGTGGATATATATGAAAAGCTAGGAGTTACGCCATTAATTCAAGTTCATGATGAGTTGAATTGTAGCGTAAAATCTGATATAATGGCAAAAGATATAAAAGATATAATGGAAAATTGTTTAAAGATGGAAGTTCCCACTAAAGTGGACTATAAAATTAAAACAAATTGGGGTGACGCAAAATGAGTAAACCAGGATATAGAGAACAAGGTAAGAAGCGCCCTAGTAGCGTGAAACAAGGCTTTGCCATAAACCCGGAGCAGATGGAATATGAAAGACGTAAACTTTTGGAAGAGATGTCTACTAAAATTACTAAAAAGAGTCTTAATAATATGGCAGCGGTTGCTGCTACTAAAGAACCAGTCTATAAGGATGAGGAAGGAAAAGAAAGAGAGCCCACAATGCGTGTATTATCACTCGGGGCAGGGGTTCAGTCTTCCTGTCTCGCACTCATGGCGCAAGAAGGATTAACAAAGCACAAGCCAGACGTCATGATCTTTGCTGATACAGGTTGGGAACCCTCATTTGTATATGAACATGTGGAATATTTAAAGAAAGCTATTACAATATGTCCTATACACACAGTAGAAAGAAGTAACATACGAGAGGATCTTATTCGTGCAGCAAATCCTATAAAAGGTTCTAATGAGGAATGGAAATCTTTCGCCGGACGTGTACCTAATCCACCATTATTCGCGGCTCGTCCTGGAGGCAAAGTTGGTATGTTATATAGACAATGCACACATGATTATAAAGTTATCCCCATCCAGAAAAAGATGAGGGAGTTGCTCGGTATCAAACCAAGACACCGAGTTAAGAAAGGAACAATCGTCGAACAATGGATCGGCATATCCACGGATGAAGCAATGCGTATGAAGAAAGCTAGGCTTCCATGGTTGGAATCCCGTTGGCCATTGATCGAGATGAAAATGTCAAGATCGGACTGCTTACAGTGGTACCGAGACATTAAAAAGCATCCTATGCCGGGGAAATCCTCTTGCATAGGGTGTCCTTATCACCATAATGATCAGTGGAAAAATATGCAAAAGAACTATCCAAAGGACTTTGAGGATGCATGTGAAGTTGATGATAAGATAAGACATGGATTAAAAAATACAGAAGCAGAATTGTTTTTACACAAATCAGCGAAGCCTTTAAGGGAAATAAATTTCCTGGAGCCAAAGAAACAACAAGACCTGTTTGGTGAAACATTTGATCCAGAGTTTGCCGATGAATGCGAAGGCCTTTGTGGAGTATGACAAGAGCAGCGTGCGCCCAGGACCTGAGTTTAAATGTTCCGAGTGTGATACATGGTTCAAAAAAATGAAGTATTGGTCAAGTAAAAAGTTTAACTCTATGCAAAAGTATGGTATAATATTCTTCTGTGGACCTGAATGCTCTTTAAAACATTATAATAAATGGCAAAAGTAGGACTAGCAAAACATAAAGGAAGAAGAAAGATAGGTAAGAAGAAAAGAAAGAAAAGATGGAAGAGAAAAAACAAAAAGAGATAACGGTATCTAGAATACCACTCCAAGAAACTAGGGTATTTTATTGGAGATATCCTCAATGGAAAAGTCTAAAGGATAAATTACTTCCAGAAATAATAGAGCACCAGAAAGAGACCCCCGAACCGTTACAAGGAAGCAATGATCTATGCTGGAGAGGTAGAAAAGAATATGAATGTGAAGAAAGCTTATTAGAGCCTGTTGGAATGATAGTCACATCATGGTTAGAAAATTATTTGCCCAAGAAATTATTCGATATAGAGATTAATTATTGGACCAACATAAATAAACCTGGGAGCACTAATATGATACATAATCACGTTATGGCTTCTTGCCATCTATCTGGGGTTTATTATGTTCAATCAGAAAATACAGGGGCTATTAGATTTTATACACATGAACAACTATATAATTTAATTCCTGATGGAATGCCTTATCAAAATAAAATTGGTCATTCTCCCTCAGATGGGGATATACTATTGTGGCCATCTTATTTACATCATGATGTAGAGGTTAATTTAAGCTCTCAGGATAGAATTAATGTTGCTTTTAATGTTAATATTAAAAGCAAAAAAAACGTAGTAAATTTGGAAGCAGAGAGAAATGAACGAAAAACTAGAAAATAGAATAAACATTAAAACACTTATACCTTTCGGTCCTATAATTTTAATTACTAAAGTCCCAATGTACATTATTGACAATTATAATGAATATTGTGATAAAATAATTGCAGACAAAAAGAAGCTAAAGAGTCAGGATCATGCACATAATTTAGCTGGGAATGTTAAATCAGAGTTTAGAATAGATACAGGATTTATTGAAAAAGAAAAAAATATGAATGGTATTATAAACGCCATGGCTAAGCACATGCTTAGCGCTGAACCTCGTGGCGAAGAAGATATAGTGAGTCTTAGCTATTTGGTTAACAATCCAGTTGGTGAAATATCACTTGGAATTGAAGATATAACAGGCGCACAAATTCTAAGTATGTGGGCTGTCTCGCAATGGGCGGGGGATTTTAATCCTTTACATGTTCACTCAGGGGACTTGTCGGGAGTTATATATTTAAAAATTCCAGAAGGAAGAGATGAAGAGTATGCCAAGGAAGATCATCATCCTGCGATAGGAGACATTCAGTTCATAGCTGGGACACCACAAGCATTCAACAGAAACAATTTAAAAATAAAACCTCATGTAGGGGACATGTTTTTATTCCCTGCGTGGCTGCACCATACTGCCTATCCTTTCAGGACACCCAACCAGGAGAGGAGATCCATATCATTTAACCTTATATATACTAACAATAAGAGTAAAATGGGGGAATACAAAAAATGACCTTTTTCTGGGGAATAAATAGCCTCATAATTGCCCGGTATCAGGTCTTAAGGAGATGACCCGGGTGATTGTATGGTCAGTTTTTATACTTTTTTACTTTTTTCTATTCTTTTTACTTTTATCTGGGTGTGCGTACTTTAAGAAAGAAAAAGTACCTAAGGAAAGAGAATTTATATGTTCTAAAATAGATTGTGGAGATGAAAACATAGATGAACTAGTAGAAAAAGAAAAGAATGTGATAGCCTGCATTAAACTACAACCAGAATGTAATGATTAAAAAAATTAAAAATTATTTTTATTATTTATGTGAACATTATGGGGGGTCCATAGGTTGCTGGGGATGGCAGAAGAGATGGAACAAAAAAAACAGAAAATAAAATGCCTAAAATAAAATTTATTTTACCTAAAGTAGTAGTATTTGATAATGCGGAAATAAGACGTGGAATAGGCCTTGAACATTCACCTCAACCGGCGACAAAATTTATTCCCAAGGAATATAAAAATGTAGTTAATTACATAGACAAGGATTTACGAAATCCAACAGTAAAGAAGTGCATGCCTTTTCTTGATGCTATGTCAAGTGGATATATCATTCCGTTTTATCAAGATAATTTAATAAGTGTGGATTATGAAAAACAACAATGGGATATTCATACTACTTTTTATCAATCAAAGAGTCTCCATAGTCCAAAGCAATTGCCAAAGAATTATCAAAATGGAGTAAAACCAATTGCAAAATTTTCAAACCAATGGATTATTAAAACACAACCTGGATATAGTTGTCTGTTTGTTCATCCAATGAATACTCCGAAAACAGATTTTGAAATAATATCTGGGATTGTTGATACGGATACCTTTAATGACACTATTCTTTTCCCCTACTACTTTAGAAGACATGATGAGGGCAAGGGAAAGACACAAGTAATGTTGAAAGTAGGAACGCCTATGGTTCAAGTTATTCCTTTTAAAAGAGAGAAATGGAAAAGTAAAATTATGATGGGTAAGGATGTTGGAGAGTTAGATTCTAGAGGATTTGCGAATAAGTTTTCGGGGCTTATGACTGATTTTTATAAAAAAGTTCATTGGAATAAGAAGAATTATGACTAAAATAATTCACACAAAAACATTTTCATGTGAGGATGACCATCCTATTGTTTGGTATACTTTCGATGAAACTAATAAGGCACTATGTGGATACTGCGCCACACAATTTGTGTATAAGGAAAAAGATTTTCATACCAAGATGATGGAAGAAAAAGAAATACTAAACATTTCAATGAAAGAATCCGTTAGACAAAAAGAAGAAAGAACACCCTCGGAAGAGATGCAGGACAAGTTGGAACCCATAGATGAAAACTGACGAGGTAATGAAAATTCTGGGGGATTGCAAGATTACAAATGTCACTCCTCCAAGCACTATTCAAAATAAGCTGAAGTCTTATATAGATCTTTTGAATAAGATGGATGACATGATGGACCGCTACACGTGGCTGATGGACTTTGGAAAAAAGTCAGTTACAATTCCGGAACAACACAGATTAAAAGAATTCGAGGTTCCAGGTTGTCAATCACAAACATGGTTAGTTCCTCATTTTACATATGATAATAAGATTTATTTTACAGCTGATTCAGCTGCATTGATATCAAAGGGTATGGTATGCCTTCTCGCTGATGTTTTCAGTAATTCTAGAAGAGACGATATATCATCCTTTGAAGAAAAAGAGCTATCCGGCTTGGAACTGGATAATCTTCTGACTCCTGGTCGTCGGAATGGGGTATATTCGATGCTGAAGGTGATCCAATCCTATGGATCACGCAAAGACTAAACACCTTTCTTCATCCTCTTTAGTCAGGTCTGATAATATTTTGATAGTTTTTATCATTTATTATTCCATTTTTCTTTTGCTCTAAGGGCCCATCTTTCAAACGCTTCTTTGCTTATTTTTTTTCTGACCATCTTCGCTCCCTCTGGAATTTCATTATGAAGGGTAATGACCTCTCCGTCAACGCTTATCTCCACTAATGCAGGTCCACAAAATGCGTCCTTCGTATAATCTGTTTCTTTTTTCTTGAGTATTCTTACTTCCTTCATGCATGAGGAGAGTGATTCCATTGGAACATATTGTGTCATTCTATGCTCCTGATCGTTCATATTTCCAAATATGAACATGACTATTACGCTAATTACTTCCATTCGTTTCCCTCAGCTTGTCCTTAAGCTTCTCAACGTCATTGAGCAAGCGTTCTATATCCTGCTGTGCTCTCTTTATATTTACGGAATTTGACATCATTGACTCCATATCAGACTGCATAGACTCAATTTGAGAACTAAGAAATTCTATGAGAAGGTCCTGCTGAGCATCCGCGGGTAAACTGCCTAGCTCACCCCTGGGCCACTTGATACGGAATTCCGTGTTTTTCGTGAGGTCTGATTCTGACAGTGTTACACGTGTCTCTAAAGTATTTAACCTCTCCTGGATACCGAAGAAGGCCCAGACGCCCACCGCTGTGGCCGATAATATCGCCAAAAGGTTGCGCATAGGCATGCTGATCGCTGTTCGGTCCGATACATCGAGTCTGTCAGTCATTGCAATTTTTCCACTATAAAGGTTATAAAAATTATTAATGCTATTGCAGCAATTATAATAATTCCCCAATCAAATTTGTCAAACAGCTTCATGCGCCGCACGAATCACAGATATCGTCGCAGGTGCATGGATCTTGGTTGCAGGCTGGGCATTCCTTAATCTTAGTATTCATTACAGTTTCCCCCATATAGAAATTATAAAAGTTATTAGTACAATACAGCCGATCATGACTGCCACCCAGTCAAATTTATCCAGTAGTGGATATTCTTGTAAATGGGACTTTTTATCAATGCCTATACCTTTATCAGATAATTTTGCTCCTCGCTCTAAGCCTAATGATTGCAAACTAATATCGAAACAGGCGCATGGATCTTGGTTACAGGCCGGGCATTCTTTAGTCACCATAGCTGTAACCTCCCTTCTGTTCATTCTGCTGGTTCATTCCCTTTTGTTGCTGTTCCAGGAATTTAAACAGATCCTTGTGCTGTTTCTCTATAGAGCGATTCTGCTTGACAATCTCTTTGTCTTTTGATTGCATTTTTTTCATATCCTTGTTCAATTGCTGGACATCAGCAATTAAATTTTGCAGATCTAATTTCATTTTTACCTGATTCTCTATTACTTCTTTCTTATTCTCTTCTTCGAAGCTTGCGTACATTTGGTCTACCCGAGAATCTAATTTTGAGATATACCATATGACTCCTATCCCCTGTACGAGCACAAATGCCACGACGGCGAATGATATCTTAAGTCCGTTCATCTAATCCTCCCAAATAAAGTCTTGTTTCATTGTGAATGATTCCTTGACAGAATCTTTTCCGTTGTCTTTTTCTGTGTCCGCTATCCCATACGTAACTGAGGTCTTGTGGGGCTTAACTGACATTCCTCCACACCCTATCATAAATAGGGTCAACAGTAAAATTATAATTTTCATGCTCCAAATGCTGGATTTACTGGAGATTTTCGTGGTGCATCCCACTGGCTAGGAAACGCGTACATTTCCATGCAATAACTTTCTATAAAAAATGTAGGTGTGCCACGATCCATCTCGAGTTGAGATAGAATGTTCTCTACATCTATTCTACGCTCCTCACACTCTTCTTTTGTATCAAATCCGCCAAATCCCTTGTAATGGATGGCATTTATATTAGGATACGCCATAAGCGCCATCAAAAACCATACTTTTATCACGATTACCCCCTGAAATATTTTTTTTCAGGAGAGTATTTTAACCATTTTTTAAATTTGTACCAGTAAATTCTAACTCTGCGTGCCATGTATCCTTTAAAATGGGACCCCAGCGCAACGATGTGCGCTAAAGGTCCACTGGGTGAAATGAAGTTGAGAATTTAGTTATACATTCTGCGGAAAAATTGCGCAATGTAAAAGTTAATTTTCCCTTGACACGTGTTTTTCCCTGTTTTCTGCCATAATTATTTACTTGATTTATCCCATCAATTACTGTATAATATGGGCTATACAAAAGAGCAAGATTCATCAGTGCAATGATGATCTCCTTCTGGCTGAACAACAATAACCGAGTTGTAAGGCAATAATTCTAAGGGTGATGTCCCAATGGATGAGTTCTTAGGGTTAGGTACTAAGTACTAGTTAAGTTTGATAGCTTGATTGGTCGGGAAAGGTTGAGGGTGACCACAAGATAGTCCCTCGGAGGCTTTTGTATATAAAATTGAGAAATAAATGACAAGAACATATACAAAAGGTGGGATATACAGTAAAAAGCCTAAGAATTACTTATCGGCAGAGGAGTTATTTAATATATTGTTAAGCTTAAAAAGATTTGATGAGTGGGTTAGCAAGTCACGCAAGGGACAGAGGATTTCATACTACAGAGGATTCCTGTTTGCCCCCAATGAACAGAAGCTAACACCCACACTAGACTTCAAACGTGTGGCAAAACTAGCGAGGCACGTCAGAAATGCCTATAAAAAAGATCTTGTGACACTAGTGCAAAAGAAACACGATAACTTTGATTACGAATACATAGCGATGCGCAAATGATCTGGGGTTTATTCTGGCTATTCATGATTCCAATTAAGATATGGATTGCATGGCAAATACTTGTTTTAGTTTATAGAATGTGGTTAGGCATATAATGGATCCTTTTCTTTTTCTCACATACGGGGTGATCATTTTAGTTGGAATGATCCTAGTTATTTATTGGTATATGAAATGAGCATTTATAAAACCATTATAATTGTTGTAATTATTATACTCATACTATTGGTGGTATTTTAATGAGCTTATATCAAAGATTACTTAAAGAAAAAAGAAGACTAGGAAAGTTCGTGCTTCGTTCTCCTGTTACAAACCAGCAGCTCCTGGATCGAAGAAGATATGAGCGAATATGGACTATACTAGGTCGAAGATATGAACACGGAATTGAAGACGCACTCGATGCCATGAAGAGAGAGGATCAAATTGATGAAATTAAAACTATTAAGAGGTTCTAATGGAAGATAAGGATAAAAAATTAAAGGACGCACAGAAGGCGCTTGATGAAGCGTTAAAGACGGATAAGAAAAAGCAAAAACCAGTTACATTTGAGCGACCACACGGCGATAAGATGCCGGATAAGACAGGACATTTAAATACAAAAGGATTTCACATTGAAAAAGGTGAAGAAAAACATACGTATAAAATCATTACGAAGCGTGAATATATATTTCACTATACGATTCGTGCCAAGAATGAAGAGGATGCGATGGTAAGAACACTCCGCTTCGTCTCACAAGACGGAAGTGGAGGTTATATGCAGGGTCCTATGCAATTAGGCAGGCCCCTCATTAGGGAATGGATTGATAGTATTGAGAAACTAGATTAGGAGATAATATGGTTAAGAAAAAAGCTAAAAAGAAAACTAAAAAGAAAAGTCCTTTAGATAAAATCAAGAAAGAGCTTGATAAGCTAGAGGCGTTGCACGCGAAGGAAGAAGTGATTGTTGAGAACATCAATGAAATCATTGAAGATCATGAGAATGATTTACTCAACATAAACATGCCGGAATACTCTGATAGGTGGGAAGGCACTGATTAATGGTTGACACAACACGATATAAGAGTGTTGCGCTAAAGATTCCGTACTACGATGCCTTGGTTCTTATGGGAAGGTCTAAGCATCGTGGACCGGGACAACAAATGATGCATCTTATTGAGAAAGATGCAGAAGAGAAGGGAATTAGAATAAAGAATGAAAGAATTAGTAGACGCAGCAAAAGAGATAAATAAGATCCTACACGACAGTGAAGACCAAGGGTTGGGTTATGATGCTACTTTGGCATTGCTCAGCCATGTAAAAGTCCATGGTGTGGTGTTTCCAACACTCATGCTAATGGAAATGATTGATAAGTTTGTGGATGGATATGAGGATAGGCAGAAGAAAATACTTAATGATGATTCAGATGAAATACAAAAGAAGTATGAGGACTATTCAAAGAAATGGAATCATAAGGATCTAAATTAATAATGGATTTCGAAATAATTAATACTGGTGGTAAAAGACTTCGCATTTCAACATGGAAGTCGGACCTAGCAGAAAAACACAAACCTCAATTCACAAAGAGACCAAGTTCTAAGCGTGTATTAAAAAGAATTAAAAATGAAGCTGCCAGATAAAATAAGAATTGGCTACCAGGATATAGTCATTGAGCGTGAGAAGGCTAGCTTTTCTAAACCAACTGATTCATATGGGGAATATGATCACAGGAAGAACTCAATAACAATACAATCAGAGCTATCTAGTCTTGATGAGGCTAACACATTGATTCATGAAATACTCCATGGCATATCCTACATAAATTCATTGACAGTTAGTGGTCAGCCACTTGATACAGACAGCAAGGAAGAGGTAGTGATAAATCAAATAACTAATGGATTAATCCAGGTGTTTAGGGATAATCCATGGCTATCTGATTATCTAAAGAATAGGCTTAAGTGACACAAACATATGAAATAAACCTATGGGATAATAAAAAAGTCATAAGGAAAGTTGTTCAACAGTTCGAGAATGATGAAGAGGTGATTGAGTATATCAAAAAAGAATTTGATACACAACCTGATCCTCAGTATCCTCAGATGGATCCTCTAAGAGGATACGTAAGGCCTAAGGCAGCTCAATATATAATAACGTGGGCTAAGATAACTACCTATGTTAGGAAGAGAGGTCCTCAACGATTACGATTAGATGAAAAAGAATTAGAGCTCCAAGAGACTCTAGAGAAATCAATAACACATAAGACTATTGATGAGTGGGGTAGGCAAGAGATGTTACGCATGGTAAGAAAAGACTATTGGTCTAATCCTAACGCAAAAGGGTTGAAAGATATAAAATAATATGCTACGTTACACAATGGTATTGGCGAGGTATTATGAGTGTTAAGAAGGGTTTAACCCCCAAACAACATGCATTTCTTCAACAAATTCAAGCATTTATCAAGGAAAATGGGTTTCCTCCATCCTATGAAGAGCTCAAGCAACTCACTGGATTGAAATCTAAGAGTAATGTGCACGCCAAGATGTATGCCCTGAAAAGGCGCGGATATCTTGACTTTTTACCACATTCCAGCAGATCAATGTACTTACTATGATTAGTATTGGTATTGGCGCTGGATGCTCGAAGAGAAAAAACTTTTTCCAAAAAGTAGATTTTAGCCAATACCGTAATACCATTTGTATTTCTCTATATGGAGTAAGGGATACCGGGTATTGGCAAGTATTGGCAAGGAGGTAAAAATGGATCCAAAAACACTAAAATTAGCCTAAAATGAGTGAAAAAGACATATATAACAACAAGTT